ATTGGTCGTAACGCTTGAGACGGTCAAATACGTGGTGGTATCGTCAACAAGGGCATCGAATAGAATTTGGTTAAATTGAGCCGTTCCCGTGATAGACGAAGCGTCTTGCTCGTATAATCCATAAAAATCTTTAAAGTCCTTTTGGTATTCGGGGTAATCTCCGCAATAAGAATCCGAGACATATGCCATATTCACGGAATTGGTGGAGCCGTCGTTGTCGTATAGGCTGTAATTCCCTGGATTCTCAATTCTTAGAATTCTAAAAGAATCGGTCTCATTGGATGAATAGAAATTTGAATTAAAATTGGCAAATCCACCAAACAGGGTATCTCCCAGGGAATCCCTCAAAATGGCGTTGCCATCCCTATCTATAGCCCCGAAAGCCCCGTCTAAATTCAAATATAGTCTTCCATTGAATGATCCGCTAAAAATTTCTCTTTGGAAATTGGGAGTAAACTTACCGTCGTTATTTACAGCCGTAATGAAAGATTCAAAATTCCTACCGGCCAGTTCCAAATCTAAACCATTTAGGATGTATAGGCCAGTCGAAGAAATAAACCAAATCAATCCTTTGTGCTTAACGATAGTCCTTGGAGCTATCTGTCCAACGGTGAAAGAAGTCGTAACTTCCAGCACGGAATCTGGCCTGCCCACGGCTGTCGAAAAATCTCCAAAAATTCTGTAAATTTTTCCATACCTCTTAAAAACCACGATAGACGATCCGTCGGAGACTAATCCGACTACCCCCCCTGATCCGTCTTCCGAGAAAATCGGCTCGAAAGCTGTGGTATTCCATGCTTGGGTGGAATTGACGGGGCCCCAATAGAGATTGTCCGGGCCAGAAGTTTCTAAGTTCGCGGCGAACCATCTATTTTTATGGACAGTAACCACGGCTGCGCTAGGGATGCCCACGGCCGTGTATAAATCCGTTCCATCGTATAGAAAAGGATTCCTGCCTCCATCTCCATTCAATAGTAGGGCCCATCCATTTAGCACCGAACCATTGTAATAGGGTCTTGCGGTGTCAACCGTGTGTATTTTCCGGATAGCATAGGCGCCACTAACGCTGCATCCGCCGGAATAGGCCGATGTTAAAGTCAATGAAGAATTGGAAACGACGGCGGAAATTTCAATGTAAGCGGAATCGGCATCGGCGGCGCATTTCCAATAATCTCCAACTATCACGTGGCGCATCCAATTCTCCGTCTCCTGGGTTCCATAAACGGTGGTTCCAGCCACATTCCTGGACGCTTGCCCAACCGTATAGACCAAATTGCTCGTAGCATCGCTAGTATTCATTTCCTGCCACGTGCTAAAATTGGCGCAATGGTAGATTAAAGTTTGCTTTGAAGTGTTTTGATAAGGAACGAATCCATTGATCGTGCAGCCCACCGGTAAAATGGGCGTAGCCACGGAAGATATGCCCAGGGCAGTCTCTATGACTCCATTCTCTAAAATTACGTTGGAAGCGCTGGATACCTCGTTGGTGTAAATCGCCGATGGTATCTGGTAACTGGAAAGGCCCTGAAAATTAGACCATTCTTTCCTGAAATCTTGAGATTGTAAATCTCCGGCCGCCAGGAGCGAAATTAGAGAAATGCAAAAAAAAATCATCAGTAACCAGGATTTATCCTTGCCGGCCTTAGCCTAAACGACCACAAGGAATCCAAATCGTTGTCTTCCCAATAATTCACTTTCAGCATGGACCTCTCGAATCTTGCTTCCCATATTTCAGTCTTGGGATCGTCAAAAGCGGCCAGGACGTAGAATATGCCTCCAATGCAAACTTGATTGTGTAGATGGACTGGAATTTCTGGAATTTGTGCCGTTAGATCAGCAACGGTGAGAACGTCGGTATCCCATGTCTTTTGGTATGTGTAATTTACGGTATAAGCCGCGTCTGGAATCGGAAACACGGTGATGCGTGGCACGAAAGCGGCTGCCGTATCAACGGATGGCTCTAAATACCATATCGGCCTACTTTGATTCGTGGACGCGTTGTATACTAATTCATACCATTCTTTTTCGGTTTCGATTTTTTTTAAAAGAATCTCTGAATTATTAACCGTATACCTGAATAAAACAGGCTTCTGGACGTCGGCTGCTAGAGTGTAACCGGTGGTGCCCTGAATTATCGAAAGAGTCCCGGTTTTTCTTAGATATCGCTTGGAAAGTTGAAGAAGAACGTCTCTTCTGGCTAAATTGATTGCATCCAACGCGCGAGAGGTATCTTCATCGTTGGTTACGGCGACATCTCCCCTGTGGGAGAATCTTTTTACTATATCTAGGGCCTGTCTTAGGGTCAAGGACCACCTCTTTTTTTAATCTACTTAGACAATCTCTCCAATAATTTTTTAAATTCCTCCGATTTGGGAGCGATCTTGTCCTTCTCGATCTGAATCGCATTTTTAAGATCATTCTCTTTAGAATTCAAAAGCAATTCTCTTTTGGATTGCCTGTCTTCAAAAGTAATAAGAGATTTTTCCTTTTCCTTGAGTCCCATCTCCTTGGTGTTTATTTTTATATTCTCTACGTTGATCCTCTTGTCGAAGTTGTTCTTCTGCTCTAAAAAGTTTTTTTCCTTCGTCTCCATTTGAGATGCCATCAAGCTATTCTTTTCTTTAAGCTTAGCCCTCTCCCTATTAAGAGCTTCTATTTCTTTTTTGATAGAAGAAACTTCCTGCTCATAGCTGGACAATTGCTTGCCAGCTTTCTCCAACTCTCCAATGAATGATTCCAATACTTGACTCATGTTTTCAATTTCTCCTTTTACCTAGGCATTCTCTTATTCAATTTTCCTATCAGCGTCCTTTCGATGTGCTTGCCGCTGTTGTCCTCGAACGGAACGCCGCCGTCCCCGATAACCAAATGGGTAACGTGATGGTATTCGGCTGGGCTCATCACTAGATTATCTTTAGCGTCTATGGTTATTTTTTGCGTCGACAATCCGGGGAATTCACCGCTAGAGCACGAATAACATCTCCTGGTTATGCCTTCTTTGCCTGAAAAATACATTCTGTATCTGTAAGTTTCAATTCCGCAGCCAGGGCAAGTCATGTCAATATCGAGCATACGGAAGGGATGTGATCCCCTTCAAGCGTTTCGCACGCATCCATAAACGAGCTTTACTTCGGCCACGTATGCTGGTATTCGTAGACATTATTCTTCTTCTCTCTCTTACGCCTTTGCCATTACTCTAACTCCATGATTGTCTCGAAGTTCGATATACCCATAGTACATCGAGATTCCGATTCTCTTGGAGAAGTGAGTTTCGGCTAACATTTTGATCTGAACATCCCTAAGGATACCCATAGCGATGGCTTCTCTCTGGAAAGCCAAATTTCCATACCCACCTTCGACTGCCGCCGCCACAAGGTTGGAATGCGCCACTCGGAAACCGAAGATTTGACCTATCTCTCCGGTAACGATGGGTGATTCAGCCATTGGATAAGCGACAGAATCAACTTTCGTTATCTTGTCGGTATCCACTAGGACCTGATACTGGCCGGGCTCCACGACGAGATGGTTGTCCGTGATGGGAGCGTTGGCCCTTCTAAGCAGGGTCCACGCGTTCAAGATAGTCGCGATGCTGATATCGGCGTTCACATCTCCCACCCTCTGGGAGAACCCACTCTGAAGAGCGAGCAGCTGACCTTCCACGAATTCGGCCAAGCGCGTCCCATAGCTTTTCTTATGGGTTTGCGCCAGGTCATAGGTGGATTGGAGGCTCAGATCATCCGGGATATTGACGATATATCCGCGTCTCTGATCTAGCAACAGTTGGACCTGCGTCTCCGTTGCGGGAGTCGTATCCGTCATATCGCCATTCGCGTCAATCGCGGCAGGCTCTGGCGGCCGGGTAACATTCGGAATGTTGATTAGCTGAGTACCAGCTTCAACGTCGAATCTTTTTACCCATTTCCCCATAACTAGGGGATTCTCTCTCCAATAGGTAATGTCCTTTGACCATTTTTCTACTCTGAAAATATCATCGGTTGTAATATTGTGTGTACGACCGTAAACTACAGGCATTGTTTTTAACCTCTATACATAACTCCCAAGAGCTTGGCTTCCTTCTGGTCCAGTTCTTTCTTCTTCTTAGCGTACTCATCATTCCCATCTATGTTTTTCAATTCATCATGAAGAGAATTGATGAGCGACGCTGGAGAGGAAGATGGACTCGGACTGACGGAAGATTTCTCTTGTTTTTTTTCATACGCTTCCTGCCTGCCTTTTTCAACGCTGGATTTTTCAATTTCTCCAATGTTCCCGTTTCTAGAGATGTCATAGAGATATTTCAATCCTTCGTCCAGATTGGATAGGATTATGCTCTGCGTGGCTTTGTCCAAGCTAGATAGCTTGTCCGACATCGCTTGCTTGTATTTTGGATAGTCCGAATGTTCTTGTTTGAACTTCTCCAAAGACAAAGCAAGTTTCATCTGCCGTTGATCTTGAAGGATTGGATCGAAGTTCTGCCGCAATACGTCCTGCACCATCCCAATCTCAGAATTAGCAAAACTAACGGCCGCTGAACGATCCATTCCTTGATTCATGAGATTTTCGATGCGATTATCCAATGCCGATTTGACAGGGGATTCGTCGTTATTCCCGGCGTTCCGATCTCTTTGTTTAAGGTTTTCGACTTCCCTGCGCAACGCCTCAGATTCGACGCGCGCTCTATTTTTTTCTTCAACTAATTCCTTAAACCTCGGATGCTCATGGAAGGGAATATTGTCATCGGAAGTCCCACCGGCCGCCGATTTCTCATCGGTTTGAGTTTGGACCGGGGTTTCTTCTTCAACTTGAACGGCAGACGATTCCGTCCTATTAGCGTCTTTTGGTTCTTCGCTCATTATTGAGTCTCCATGCTGACTTCCTGATATTGTGCGCCGTCAGGACCGGCGAATTCTGAATCATCTAACCGAATGTATTCGATTAAAGATTCCCTCAATCCCCATTCTATTTCAAGGAAAATATTCTTCCTGGAAATGTGAAGATTCAGGGAATCCCTCTGAACGTCGGTTTGGATGGGCTCCTTGATTATTTTTTCTATTCGCATTGTTTCGTGGTTGGCCTTATCTTTGAAATATTTTTTTATGAATACGAATAAATCTGGATCATCAAGTAGCCTTGTGAGGCGCATGACTCTTAAATCTTTGGAGGGTATGTCAAACATTTTCTACGCCCTTGAGAATTTCATTATCGGAAGTCGGATTCTGCATGGTTGAAAAATTAGTGTTCGGATTTTGACCGGGGATCATTCCTCCCGCTTGCCCATTCCCAAGAAAAGGCGAAGGTTGCCGCCCTTTGGCTTGCAACGAGGCCTGATGCTCTTTGATGTGATTGTCTATATTGTTAAGAATGTAAGGCGGAGCCGATAAATAAATTTTAGCCCTGAATTCTATGTGATCCCTAAGATGGATAAGATCATCGTCGCCTTTGTTCGCATGAACAGGCTGGAAGGCCAATAAAATTTGATGCTCTTCTTCCGGAGTGAGCAGTTTCGCGTTCTCAACCGGAGCCAAATCCGCGTAGTAATCCTCTGGATTCTTTATGCCCATCTCGGACATTAGCTTTGAAATCAACTTCCAATGGAATTGAATCGCTTGAGGCGGAAGCCCAACTAGTTGAGAAAAAAGAGTCAAAAGCTGCTGCCTCATGACGTTTGGATTCTTCTCGAAATCGGTGGATAATTCCAGGAAAATATCGTAATTCCCGGCGATTTCATCGGGCGATAAAAATTTTGTTTTTATTCCCCTGGCTCCGACTACGCGGATCATCTTCCTGTGATCGTAGAATTGATAAATCAAGAATTTCGCTAAATTAAATATGGGCTTTATGGCGGATTCGGCCAGCGTCTTTATAACCATCCTGCTCCTGCCCATTGCCGAATTCTGCAAACCCGAGAACTCGGTGGCGGAACCCACTCCAGCCTGGGGAATTCCCTGGAGGCCCGATATGGCCGCTATCGCCTGGCGAATATCCTCTTTAATGACCCCCTCGATACTGACCCCGACGCCGGTGAAAAGAGGGGGGGCTAGAGGAACCAGCCCTTGCATATTGTTGGTCATGATGATCCCATTTGGCCGCATCTCCAAGTCTTTCCTGGCGATCTGAGCGTTTCTATCCAAGAGCCACATATTTCTTAGAATCGCCGTCTTATTGTCCATCGTCTGATTCCTGGTGTCATTTAATTCTTCCTGGAGGGAATCGCAAACGCTTGGAACTCCTAAACCGAAAAATTCCCCATCTAATGGAATAAAAGTGGATGAAACATAGGGATACCTATTGTGCCAGAAAACATTGGAAACCTTGTCCAATTTTAAAGTCGTAGAATCATTACCAAGAATGCATATCCCAAGGACAAGATCGTCGTCGTCATTGGAGTCTTCTTTATCTTTGACGAATTTGTACGGAATCAATCCATACCAGGTGGTGATCTTGTATCTTCCTTTATCGCTACGGGTCTGGGCTGGAATATTAGAGGATTGGAGCCTCTCGTCTTTTAGTTGCGATGAATAATCAGCGCCGACGCTTCCAGCGCCAGCTCTAAGTAGTTTTTCTCCTTGAGTTTTAGAAATCCAGCCGGAGCGCATTTTTTCCCTGATCCAAGATTCGTCCACTTCCTCGGTTTCAGCCATCCATCGAGCTTTCTGGATATCCCACCAGGGAGTTTCGGGGGGGATCCAAAAATTTAGAATATCAACGTTTTGGAACGTCCAGGTATCGCGGATGGTTTCTAGCCTTTTTTCTTTTTTGCCTTCCGGGTCAATGGATGCAACGTCAATTTCATCGAAGTCCCAAAGAACCTTGCCAATGGCCGTCCCATAGACGAACATATTCCGCTCAAAGGAACTGAAATTGAGCTCGAATTGATTCTCGGCCATGCAATAATAGTTCACGTCCGTCATATTCTGAGCGGAGATTTCATCGGAAGGCTCGTATCCCCTGTATTTCATGAATACCGGATTCCCAAAGATTCCAAAGTGGATGATTGAGACCAGCGTTTCGATGCCTTTGAGAATTTCTGGAATAAAAAGGTTAGCCAGCCCTTCGTAGTGCTTTCTCTTTTGAACTCCCTTGAAGAGGTCCAGATATTTGATGAAGTCCTGTTTCTTTTGTCCAAGGAGTAGTTTATTTGGTTTTAATCTGTCGGCAATGACATACTTTATCAGGTCAGATTCCAGGCCGTCTTTCTCGGCTTTGTAATTATTGGAGTCCTTCTCTTTTAAAGGATTGTCAATACCGATTTCGATCATCGAAGTTCTAGTAGCCTAGTTTCTTCTTTGATTTTTTATTCGCTTTCTTCTTAGCCACTTTGTATCACCTCTTTTTTAATTTTCCCCTCTACTATCTGCTCGAAGGGACCCAGTAGACGATGGCTTTCGTCCGCGCATTTTGAATGTCGCAGAACAAATTTTTGAATGGAACGGGCTTAAGCGAAACCGGAAGTCCAGTAACGACGGCGCTGGCGGCGATCAAGGCGGGGTAAATAATTCTAGTATCCGTGGAGTAACCGATTTCAGTTCCAAACGCTCCGGGGGTGGAGGCCACTCCGGCGCTGGTTGGCCTAGAGTCCAAACAAACGACGTAATCCCTAAGTAGATTCGGCGCGACGCCGCCTTCAACCGCGTCCGAACTAATGGCTACCGCGCATAGGATTCCGCCGCCGCCGCCGGCGCTCGATTCGGTGGAAACTGCGACGCCCGACGCGGTATCGATCACGGTCCTAATCAACCCCGGTCCGGCGCATGGATCAACCCCATCGTACCTTTGGGCCTTGAGTTCACTGGCAAACAGAACTAACAGTAACGCTAACAATGAGTTTTTCACTATTTTGTTCTCCTTTTTTTACTAGTCATCTATATCCAGTCCTGTTGCCAGGAAAGGCATAATCTGTGTTATTACTTTCGTCGTAATTCCAATAATGCGGGCGTTTCATGACGAAATACCTGACGCAATCTGGAAAATCTTTGTTTTCATCCCTTGGGGTTTCCTTGGGATTCCTGGAATCGCTGCTCGGCCCCCTCCATTCCTGATAAACGTATTTGGAAAACATTTCTTTGGTTAGAGGAACTTCCTCGGAAAAATAGATCCTGGGGCAATTCAAGCCTTCGATTGGAAGGGATTTGTCGTAATGTAATTCTTCTTTTACGGCCAGATGCCCCGTGGTTACGTCGTCGTCTATCTTCGTGTCAAAATAGATTCCATTCCTGGCGAACTCCTCTTTTAGTTTTAATCCGGTAACTGCCGTTGGGGTTTCGAGCTTGTTAGGATCGCCTATCCTGATAGCTCCAGTTATGTTGTGGGCTCTCTCGAAAACTCTTATGTAAGCGCAAAGCTGGGTGATAGTGCCCTCCATGAATAATTCATAGGCCACGTATTTCCTATTCATAGGATCAATGAAAGCCCAAATGCCGCAGTGGGGCCTTCTGTCATGCGGATCGAGAACGAAATACCAATTCTTTTTTAACTTGAAATAATTGGAATTTTTATCCATCAAATTCAGAGTGGCGTAATGAACCTCTGGATTGAGGACTTTGTAAACCAGGCCAGTAAGATGAAGAAATTTTCCATGCAATCTCGCCTCTTTTTCCTCATTGCTCAAATTTTTCTCGAACTCCAATATGGCCTTTTCTTTCAAAAACGGATTGTCTCTTATGTCAACGTAAAAAACTTTCACGCTTTTATTTAGGCGGACCACCAGTTCGTCGTAAATCCAAGGCTCGGATAGGGGAGTCATCGTCATCCAATACCTGCCCATTTTGGAAATCAAACCTCTCATAGTTCCGATAAAAGAGTAGCGGGGAGGAGGCTCGTCGAACCATGCCCAAGAGCCCACCCAGCCCTCGAATACGTCTCTTTCTTGCTGGTGGGTGCAGATATCGAACGAGGAGCCATTTATCAGCGTGTATTTTTCAGGGTATCCTTCGTGATTTTTTCTAATATTTCTGACAAGCCTGCCTGGCAGCCATTCGTTTATTTTGGGCCACACTACCTCGCCGAATCCCTTGGAAAAATCGGAAACTATAATTCTACCGGTATTGGGCTGCCTTATTTTTAAATGCTGGGGGTACCACGAAGGATACTTCCCGGTGGCGTGGCACAACGCCTCTATCGTTCCAACTAATGATTTTCCGCTTTGATTTCCGCCTAGAATGATTCTCCCTCTCTCTGGGCTAGACATAAAATCCAACTGCTTGGAATGGGGGTTAAAATTCGAGGAATCCTTGTAAACTAAATCTTTTAATTGATCGTAAAGAAAACTTATACCAGAGTCGTTCATATTCTCGGTATCTAGGGATAGTATTCCTTCAGTCATGGTTAGGCTCATTCAATGTACTCGAGCTTGTGATAGGGATGGATACTCCAAAGGCAACGGGACGAGTGGGCTCCATGACGGCGGGCTTTGATTCCGGGTCCTCGGCCAACGGCAATGCCAGCGATTTCTGATTTCTCAGTTCTTCGAGCATATTCTCGACTCTCTGGCGCTTATCTTCCGGGGTCAACTCTTCTATTTGATGCTTCGACGTCGGCATGTAAGCCCCGGTCATTGTCAGCCCTATTTCCAAAGCTTTGTCGCTTTTTTCTATAATTCTTTTGACCAGCATTTTGGAGACAAAAACTTCAAACTCATTGTCAAATTCCCTGCTCCTGTATTTGACGGCCGTCCAGTAGCCGGGATATCTTCGCCTGATTTCGCATAGAACCTTGTAACTTGTGCCCATTTCTTCGGCGAATTCTTCCATAGACCTGTTGTCCATGCGATTGGCGTCCCAAGCAATGAGCTTGCCGGTCCATTCAGGGAATTTTTTCTTTTCGATCTCTTTTAAAACAACTTGATCAAAGGAGAAGTTCTTGTCTTTTTTAAAAATCTTCCGCATTGCTTTGCGATACAATCTCAATGACTCCCCTTTTTTCTTGAAAGCGGCGATCAGCTTCGCCTTTCTTTTCATCTTTTTGATGGGCCCTAGTTCATCCATTTTTATCGGCAATTCATCAGTTTCACGAGAGCTAGATTACAGGAAGCCGTGTTATCTCCAATGCTTCCAACCCCCCGGCAGGCATAATCGAACTGCCCGGACGCGTTGAGGATAACCTCGCTATTGCCCACGTCATAAGCAAAATCGTTCACGTCTGTATCCGCCACGCGGCTGCGCGATACGGCGTTGCCGATGGTGTAATCCTCGACGGCGCTGCCGGTGGCGCGAAGGAAAACTCCGACTTGGGTGCCGTTGCCAGTTCCCTGACCCTGCAAGACTTGAGCCCGTATAGAGGCTCCGGATCCTGCCAGGCCCCTGGCGCAGTCAATTGTCGAGGCCGTGGAAGTGGTTAAATAGGTGATATTGGAGCTTCCCACGTTGCCAGTAATGATCGAAGACACCACCTGCTCGAAGGCTTCCATATCGGTATCCCAGCAATCCCATAGCCCAACCCGGGTAAATCCAGCGGGGCACGCTTTGTTGGAAGTCAAATAGCCATTCGTGGATATGCTTACTTGGCCGCCATCTCCGCCAGCGGTAAACGTGGAAAACAGGACGCCCGGGGTTATAGTAATCCCATTGTCATCGATGCTTGGGAATGATTTACCCTGCTTGAATTCAACGGCGGATAAATCACCGGAAATGATAAGCAAAGCCAGCAAAATCAAACTATTGGTCATTGAGGCTCCCTGGCCAGGGTATTCCTGACCCACGTCCTAATTGGAATAAATCCAACGCCGGCGGTGCTTTCTTCTCTAACAAAAAAGAATCGAGTAGCCGTATTTGTTGAAAAATAGAAAGCGGGGTCAACCGGTAGGCTTATTTGCTGCTGCGCGAAGATAGGAAAGCCATTGTCTAGGGTCCATCTCAATACCGGGGAAGTGGAAAAATAGACCGTGCTAGAAGAACTGGTATTGGAATAATTTATCTCTTTCATTGAGTTGGTGGAGAAAATGACCGTATTCGTCATTCCGCCAATACCCGCCGTTGCCGTGGAAGGGATCAAGACAGTCGTATTGGAATCTATCCACACGACGCCAAACGAATTAGAAGAAATGGCCGAGCCATAAGAGTCGGAATGACCATAATCGGCTAGAAATAACAACAAAGCGGCGGCGGTGAACGTTAATTTCTTTTGTTTCACATGATCTCCTTCTTCTTTTTTGTTCGTCCTTTTAAAAAATCCAGATATTTCTTTTCCTTTTCATAGAATTTCCAATTAGGAATTCTTCCAGCGTCCCTTGGGTTGACTTCTCGCTCGGTAGCCAAGCTGATGAGCTTGTCGGGGTTGTAAATAATAGCCTTCGGGGCGGAAGTATCTGAATTCTTGTTTTCAAAATTCAACATTGCCTTTCACTATAATTAGTCCCACTTTTTGGCATTTTTCATTTTGGTAAAAATTTTTAAAAAATTTTCATGGAAAATTTGGTCAAGGGCTTGGTTTTGGAGGGGGGGTGGGGAGGGGTGTGGTGGGGGTATTTTAAATACCAATACCCCAGATCGGAGATGGAGTGGGGTCAAAAGCCCAAACTGTTTGCATAATTTTTATTATGTTAAATCAAAATTGCTTGATAATCAAGCAATATGACCATAAAAATTATGGTAAGTCAATATTTTGTGGAAAACCTGGGGTTTGTAAGGGTGGGGTAATGTGGGGATGAGGGTGTGGATGTATTGAGGACCTATCCCCCGCCAAGCCCCGGGCCCAGCTTTAGCCAGCCCCCGCCAAGCCCCGACTGTCTCTTTTGATGGCCCCGACAAGCGCGCTCAGACCCAACAAACAGCTGGCCCCGACAAACCCCAAGTCGGGCCCCGACAAGCATTATCCACCGCTTCCAGCCCCACCGAAGCGCCCCCAGCTTTGCCGCGCTCTGGGCTGGTCTCAGCCACGCCCCAACCTGGACCTTGC